TTAGCCGTCGATCAGCCCGTGACTACGCAGTGCAGCAAGCATTGCACCGATCGTGACGCGTGCCTCGCTGTCGACCACGCTGCCGCCGGCGGGCGCATCGATCGCTGCCCCCCTTGGCCCGACCACCTGCTGCCCATTGATCAGCAAGGAAAGTCCGCGGATCTGGCCGGACTCCCAAGCGCCGCCGCGGAACGTCGTCCAGACGCTGCTTGCGCGATCATACATGGCCATTCCTTCAGGCGGAGCAATGAAACGCCAGCCGCCACTCGTCCACTCGGCCACGCACTTCGCCTTGCCGGCCCACGCGCCGGTCGCGTCCCCGCCGACGATGTAGCAGGCGCCGAGCGGCGGTGAGTCCGGGGCAGCGCTGAGCGGCCGCCCCTCCACAGCCCCGCCGACCAATGCATCGAGAATTTGCAGGCTCTCGTTGTGCGTGAATTCCTTCTGCGCCTGGCCGACGCTGATGAAGGGAAGGGCGAGGCGCGGCGTTCCGGCCATGTTGCAACTCCTATGAAAGATGGACTGTCAGGCGCGCGGCGCGCGAAGCGGCGAAATCGCCAAGCTGGCGCACTTCGACGAGTGCCGTTCCGGCCCCAAGGCCGGCGACGTTCGCGGCCGCGACGAGCAGCGCTGGCTCCGCGCTGGACAGCTCGAGCGACCCGGCGGCGGCGGTGATCGTGACTGAGTAGAGCTCGCGCGATTCGCCGAGTGGAGCATCGATTTCATCGAGCCAGGGAATCCCGAATCGGCTTCTTCGGACCCAGCTCAAGAGGAGGTCTCCGGCATCGTTGGTCACGCATCCAAGATTAGCCGGAGGGAAAGGCCTGACCGCTTCTCCGGCGAACTCCACGGATGACTGGCTGCCGTCGCGGCTTTCAACCTCAACTGCTGATCCTCGAGCCCAGATTGGCACCGCAACAGGCCGCAGCGAATTGCTGTCGACGATGCAGAACAGCTCGCCAGGCACATGACAGCCCGTCGCCCAATCGGTTCCCGCCCGGCCACGCAGTAGCCGCGTGAGCCTAAAACGCCCTGGGCCGAGCGGTACGGCGTGACCGAATTGGACGAGCTCGCTCCCGATCAGCGCAAGGTTCGCGCCATCGGCGAGCGCGTCGTCCTCCGCGCTCATGATCCATTGCTGCGGATCGACCAGCTCCACGTCGACCGCTCCGGCACAATCGAAAAGGTACGGCTCGGCGTCCGCAAGGATCGTTAGGGCACGGCCGAGAACCGATTTTTGAGCCGCGGTCTGCGCGATGATGCTGCCGCCTGAGGCAGTCACTTTCACCGTCCGGGCGCTCCACTTCGGCGTCGGGGTCGACGCCGCAACGAGGACCGTCGGGCTGGCCGCCTGGCCATCCAGCACAAAGGGCGCATCGATGATCGTCAACGCTGTCGGGGCCTCCACGACGTCGGCGTCCGCGACGACCCTGCCCGGTGCGGCTACGAGGTCTGGGCTGCCGCGACGGCAGGGCTGAAGCTCGACGATGGTCGCGAAACCGTCGACGACGCATTTTACCGCCTGCCACGAACCGCTGGCGACTGGGCTCGAAATGACGCTGCCTGGCTCGAGCCCCATTCGCGATGGCGGCAAGCGCAATGTCAGCCGGTCTCGGTCGGACCATTTGCGCGCCAATAGCCGGTGAACCAGCCCCTTTGCCAAGTCAGCGGAAAATACGGCCGGAAGTTCTTGGGCGATCTCAGTGCCGCCCTGCGCGCCGATTGCTGCGCGCGCCTCACCGGTCTGATAATCGCGGGCCGGATCGTAATAAGTAAGCCGCAAAACCGTCGGCGCAGCGCCGACAGGCAGTTGCTCCCGCTGCGCAATGGTCGCGCTTTGGCCGTCCGCGCTGCTGCCAAGCTCTTCGGCGCCGAGTTCGACCGGGCCGTCGTCGGCCGGCGCGCGCAACGTCGCACCATCGTCGAACAGCGCGACGCCGAATGAATCCACCAGCGGCTGCACAGCCGCAGCCATTGATCGGCCGTACGCAGCGTATCCGATGACCGTCTCCGCGGCGCCTGCCGAGATCGCCCCGCGTGACGCGTCTTGCAGGATCGCGGACACGCTTGGAGGAGCTTCGTCGGCTACGACCTCGAACGTCATGAACGGGATGCGATTGCCGAATTCTGCAAGCTCCATGTTCTCGAACACGGCGAGCGCCGTGCCACGGTACGCCGGGCAGTTCGCAATCCCTTCGATCGACCCGATCAGCGGATCGATGTCCTGGCTTTCGTTGCCTTCGTAGAACCGGAAGGTGACGGGCACCTTGAAGTCGCCCTCGCTCCCGCGGAGCAACTTGCCGTCCGCCCAGATCCGCTTGATCGTGGCAATCGGCCGCGACGACAGCGCAACCGCGAGTGACACCGAATAGCTGTAGGTGACGTCCGGCTGCCCCTTCGCGCCGGTGGTCTGCTCGCTTTCGACGAGATCGGTTGCCCAGACCACGCTCCCCGCGACGCGCATCGACCCATAGATACGCGGGATCGCGGTTCCGTAGCTCGAGCTCTGGACGCTGAGATCGCCGAGCCGGGGTCCGCGGGTTGCGGGCGCCAGGACCTGCTGATCGAACGATTGCCCGATAAGGGCGCCGATCGCGCCGCCCACCGGCCCGCCAAGCGCGCTGCCGACGGTGCTGAGTACCAGTGTCGCCATTTTTAGCGTCTCCGCTTCCGGTAGACGGCCAGGATTGGCCACTCCGGCATGCCGGGCGTCTCGACGACGCGGCGCAGGCCGGCGTGCGCGTGCACGAATCCGACTCCGGTTCGAATCGCGATGTGCAGCTGGTCCGTCGCAACGCGCATCAGCATCAGGTCGCCCGAACGCAGCTCTCGCGGACTGACCCGCCGAAAGCGGCCGCCCAGGAACGCCCGTACTTCTGCTTCATGATCTCCGCGCGCGCGGTAGTTGCGCCTGACGCTATCTGCCGGCACGCCGAACACGGCCATCGCGAGGCCCACGCAATCGAGACCTCCGGCGCCGCGCCCCTGAAGCCGGAATCGCGTACCGACGAGCGCGCGGGCGCGCTCGGCATGGTCGATGGTCAATTGATTAGGCTCCAGGATAGCGGGTCAGCAGGTCGTTGCCGGGCAAATGCGGCTCGCCGCGAAAATTCGCGGCGTTGGCGAAGCGCGTTACGCAAGTCTCGAAGCGTTTGTCGCAACCTTCGCGAAGCTCGACGCGGCAACCCAATTCCACCGGATCTCGAGGCAGGTCGCGAACTTCCGCGACGTTTCCGCTCGCCGACAGGATGGCGGTCGCGCGACCGCAATTTGCGCCGCTCATGTAGCGCAACCGCCCGAGAACGAACCGGTCGTCCAACTCGACGTCCAGCGTCATTGCTGCGCCGTCGATCGCCACGACCTTGGCGGTCACGGTCCGCCCAGCGAGGTCGACGCGACATTGCTTGTCGCCAAATGCGGCACGGCATTCGGCGGATGTCGACGGACAAACCGGCGCCTCAAGCGCAGCCGCCGCGCCCCGCAACTCGGCCGAGAACGATCGGCCGTCGGAGCTTACTGCGCCGATTTCACCTTGTAGCAACGGAATCGCGCCTGCGTCCGGAGCCGCCCAGTCGAGGGCGGTGAGCCGGACCTGCGCGCCGTCCCAGCGCCCGGCCACGAGATCCTCTTCATTGAGTGCCGCATCGCTGAGCACGCCTGCAGCTTCGGAGGTGCCCGGGTCGAGACCCAGCTGTCGCGTCACTGCAGCCGGAGTCATTCCGGGTACGGGCGCATGCCGAACGCCATCGCAGGTGATCGGCGCATCGTGGCTCGTCAGCGCGATCCCGGCGCCATCGGTCCGCTCCACGCGCCAGCACAGGGCCAGGGTGGTCAGCTCGCCATCAGCGATTCCCATGTCAGTCCTCACGCACTTCAATCAACGGGACCGAGGGCGCTTCACCGGCGAGGAACGTCGCGCGGTTCACCTCGATGCGATCCTCGGCAAACCGCACCGGCGTGTCGAACAGGAATCCAGCGGTGATTGCCGCACCCGAGCGAGGCGGCCGGTCGAATCCGATCACCCCCTTCTCGTCGACCGTCCAACCGCCGACCTGTTCCTCGCCGTCAATAGCAATCCGGATGCTGCCCGCTACGGGACGGGTGATCCGCCGCTGCTCGCCGCCACCGTAATTCTTGACCAGCGCGAACCTGTCGCCGGCGCCGTCGCCTGTTCCGATGGTCTGGTCGGCCGGCGTCGGCGCCGAGCTCATCGCGTTGGAGCTGTAATCATATGGGTCGCGAAAGCGGAACGCGATCGCAGGCCCGCGGCGAGCTCGGAAGAAGGCGAGCAGCGCCTGCAACTCGGCCTCGCCGCGGACCCCGGGCCCGGCGTCGAACCGCAGCCGCGCCTGCGACCAATTCGCATTGCGCGCTTCGTACCCGCTCGCGCTCGTCACGATGTTGGTCGAGAAGTTGGGCGCGACGCTCGCCTCCTGGCCGATCTCAATCGGGAACAGCACGTCGTCGAATGGCGTCACCGTCTCCTCCTTTCCAAATAAAGTCACGCCGTCGCGCAGCACCTGCGGCAGCGCCCACACGAAGACCTCGGCGCAGCCGCGCGAACGCGCCTCGACCGCGGCGTCGACGATGTCGTGCCATTGTTCCCGCTGCTCCGCCTCAGCGACGAAGCCTGAGAAATAATGCTGATCGGCGACCGGGTAGCCGAGCCGTTGATTCACCTCCGCATAGGCCGCGCGGCGTGCGGATGTTCTCCCGCCCGTTACCCATTCATAATCTTCGCACTGGAGCACATCGAAGGCCGGCGTCGCCCAGCCAATCGGCAGATTGGCGCGCTTGAGTTCGGGAGCGGAAGGATCGAGTACGGTCGGCAGATAGGCGAGTAGCAAGGTGGTCGCGCTCGCCGACGCCTGTTTGACCGCGTCGCAAATCGCAGAGGTCGACGCCGCAAGCGCTTCTCCTGCCGCGTCGAGCAGGTTCAGCTGTGCGGGGTTGAGGTCCGAACGCACATCGCCAATTTCCACCGGACTCCCGCCGAAAGCCGCCTTCGCTGCATCGTCGTACAGGCAGATCGCGCCGTCTGGTGTCACCCACCACCACGGCTCGCCGATCTGCACTTGGGGACGCAGTCCTGCCTCGAGCGAGATTCCGACGAGCTCCGCCGCGACGCGCTTGAGAAACCCTATTGCTTCCGCATTGGCCGGGGAAAGCAGCGCCGATGGGGGATCCCACCCGGTCAGCCCCGCGCTTCCGTCGAACGCCCGCTGCTTCCACGCTTCGGGGCAGAACATGGCGAGGACCTCGTATGAGATCGACCAAATCACCTCATAGCCATGCGCCTTCGCGGCGCGCGCGAACTCTCGGTGCCACGCAAGCGCTGGACCGTTGAGCGTGCGCCCCGCATCGAGCGCCGCCGACCCGTCGAGGGCGAAATAGTGGCTCATCCCGACATAGTGGTTGATCACGCCGCGGTATCCGAGCCGCTCGGCCGCCTGGACGACGCGCTCGGGCGGAAGATTGTACAGGTCGTCGTAGCCGGTCGCGATGCGCAGTTCGTGCTCCGGGACGACCGCATCGTTGATCGCCAGCACGCTTCCGGCCCCGTCGCAGACCAGATTGCTGATTGTCGCGCTTCCCTGCACCGGCGCGACAAACGCCGCTTGCGATCCCGATACGTACCCCGGCGCGACCAGGCTGATGAACATTCGATCGATCCGCGTCGGATCGACGCGGATGGCGTCAGCAGGCAGGCTGAATCCGCCATCGAGCGCATTGAAATCGATCGTGATGTCCGCGCTTTCCGCCGTGCCCGTTGCATAATTCCACAGCCGGACCAGCCACACCTGTGCGTTGCCGGCGGCGTCCGTCCCTTCGATCGTCAGCGTCGGCCCGTTCACCGCGTCGAGCGGGATCACGCCGCTGGACTGCCAATGGAAGCTCAGCGTGCAGTTCGAATAATCGACGCTGGTCTCCCGCGCGTGCGCCGGGTGAGCGTGCTTGTCGGCGCTCTCCCAGATGATGCCGACGAGATCGCCTTCGTGGAGGAACTCGCACTGGACGGACAAGCCATGCCCGTCGGGCGTGGTGACAGCGCTCGCGATCGTCCCGCGCGGAAAGTCCACCGTCCAGTGAAGCGGGTCGAACCGCTTCACGAACGTTCGGCTGATCTTTGCGTCGGGCCGCGTGAACCACAGGTTCATGCGCTCCTCCCGATCGCCGAACGGATTGCCCGTGCGAGCTGCCTGCTCGACTGCCGCAGCACTTGCGGATCGGCTGGCGCAGGGGCCTGGATTGCAATCGCCACGCGCACGTCTCGTCCGGCTCCCGAGACATGCTCGACCCGGCCACCGCTCGCGGGGACGAACAGCTCCGGCCCATTCTCTCCGACCAGGTAAGGCCTGCCGCCAGTGACTGGGCCGCCGGTTGCGCGCCCCGGCGCTCCGAGAGCGGACGAGATCAGCGACCCCAGACCGTTCAGCACACCCGCCCCGAAGCTTCCGCCGCTGGACGTGTGGAACAGCGCGCGAAGTGACGCCTGGGCGATGTCAGCCATGGCGGCGAGCGCCACCTTCTTGAGGTCGTCGAACCCCGCTTTCCGGACAGGATCGCCTTGGCCAGCGAGCTGTCGATCAGTCGTCCCGCACGTCCCGCTCCCGCGACCAGCGGCCCCTCGAGTTCGCCGCGCATCGATGCGACATCGCGCGCGAAGCTGGCGGTGTCGGCCCGGACGCTGACCACCAGCCGCTCGATTTCTTCGTCCATTCCTCATGCTTTCCCATCGGGGAAGCGCTTGCGAAGCGCTTCGATCGTGTTCAGGTCCGGCCCTTCCGGGCCGTCAGCGGGGCTGATCGCCAGCGCCAGCTCGGCGGGCGTCGCATTCCAGAATTCGTCCGGGCGCCAGCCAAGCAATAGGCTCGCCGCAGTACTCAGCCGCGCCGCCGCCGCGCCGAACGTGCTGCTCATCGTCCCTGAAGGATCTGCGACAGCACCTGCTTGAGCACCGGCGCGATCTTCGCCAGTCCCTTCTCGACCACCGCTTCGCCGATCCGCTCGCGCGTGATCGCCTGCGTCCTGGCGCTCGACAGATGATCGAACAGCGCCGTGATCTCATGCAGCTTCAGTGCGCCGGCAGCAGCCCGCTCGACCAACTCGAACAGCGAGCCCAATTCTTCTTCCGCGGCGACCAACGCTCCGAAGCTCGGGCGAAGAAGCAACTGCTCGCCGCCCACGTTCAGCGCCGCTTCGCCCCGATGCGGGTTGGCGCTCACAGCGCCACCACCTCGCCAGAGCTTTCGAGCGCGATCGTGTAATTGCGTTCGCCGTTGAAATCGCCGGCATACTCAAGCCGCGTGACCAGGAACTCGCCCTGCATCTGCTCGCCGCTCTCGAAGCTCAGCTGAAAGCTCTCGAGCGCGCCCGAAAGCGCCAGCGACTTCACCTGCGTTTCCGCCACGCTGCCGGTGAAGATGCCGCTTGCAGCAACCGACACAGACCGGATCCCGGCCCGCGACAACAGCTCGCGCCATCCGCCGCTGCCCTTGTTGGTGATCGCAACCGCATCGCCGTTGATCGACAGCTGCGTCGTCTTGAGCCCCGCCACGGTCGAATAAGCAGGCGTCGCCGAGCCGTCGCCGATCTTGAGCAGAAATGCGCTCCCGCGTTCCGCCGCCATGTTTCTTCTCCTTTTGGTTTTGCCCCTCGACCACAGGCGAGAGAGGGAAAGAGCAGCGCAGCTGCTCGATGGTGAGGGTGCGAAGTGCGAACCCAATCAGCCGTGGGCGAGCATCCGCGCACGAAAATCCACCGCTGCGGCCCAAGGGCCGGCGACGTCCCTGACCACCCGCCGCCGCACCAGGCGCAAATTGACCAGCTGCCATCCGTCGATCGGCCCCAGTTCGTCGAGCACAGCTTCGACCGAGTCCGCCAGCTGGTGCAGCCGGGCCGGCTGGTCGTCCCAAATCGTGATCGCCACCATCACCTCGCGTCCGATGCCGCTCTTGTGACTCCAATCCGTCTCGGTCGTCGCGTCGAGCGCAACATAGGGGTAGGCTGCGCGCGCCGGAGGTCCGTCGAACACCCCCGTGAAGTCCGTGTTCGATCCGAGCGCACTTGCGATCGCCGACTGCAGGGCGCCTCCCGCGCTCACTTCGGACCTCGCGCAAGGAACCGCAAACGCGGGTCGGACAGCCATCTCGCAATCAACCCGCGGCCGCGAGCCAGCACCTGCGTATCCTGGATGTCGATCGATGCGCCGCGGAGCTCCGCGCGCAGCTGCTGCGCAACGCTTCGCACCGCGCGCGCCTGCGCCTCGCGTACGATGTCTGCACCGCGCTGAGTCAGTTTCTCCATCATCCGCGCACCTCCTCGCACCGCATCGAGATTCGATCCCTCGCGCGCGGGTCGTCGATCATCTGCCGAACCATCAGAGTGCCGCCCTTCCAGCTGATCCGCTGGTCGATCGCGATCCCGTCGCGCCGCCGCACGGTGACCCTGAACCGCGGCATCGCGCTCAAAGCCTGCCCTTCGCTCTCCTGGCCCACGCCATCGAGCGCGACGCTTGCCAGGCAGCGGCAGACCTCTTCCCACCCCGGCTCCTGAAGACCCATCGCATTGCGCACGTTGATCGGCCGTTCGATGACGATCCGCTCGCGCAGCGTTCCGGCGAACTCGCTCATGCGATGCTCAGCCGGCGGTAGGGACGCCAAAGTGCAGTGACGGCCGCAGGCGGTTCGCCGCCGTCGCCGTCGCGTGTCGTGAACAAATGGGCGACCAGTCGAAGCACGCCCTGCCGGATCGCCTCGGGCGCGCCATTCTCGTCGTCAGCCATCCCGGCGTATCCGCTCACGCGGATCCGACTGGCGTCGATCGATTGCGTCAGCCGCACCCAGCCATCGCCGCGCGAGTCGATGTCGATTGCATAAGCCGATGGATCGAGCGTCGTTTCCATCCCGCTCGAATCCACCGAGCGTACCGCCGTGATCGATCGCACCGGGGTTACCGGCAGGCGCTCCCATAAGCAGCTTGCGGTCAGGTCGACCGCGATTTCGCGCGCAATCACGAGCTGGTTGATGAACGCTTCGCACAACGCGCTCGCGGTTCGGATCAGCCCCGCAAGGACCGCTTCCTCCTCGCCCGTCTCGATTCGCACATAGGCTTGCGCCTCGCTCATCGAGACGATCGGTGGTGTCGGCCCCATCAGCGGTTCTCCACCCGAACCACGATCGAGCGTTCGTCGACCCGGCCCATCGCGGTGGTCACGCGGTTGACGAGCTTGTACAGTTTGCCCGCCGCACCACCGGCCGCCTTGATGCTGGTGCTTGCCGCGTCGAAGTCGCTGCCGGCGATGGTGACGCCGTCCGGCTCGTCGGGATCGATCGTCCAGTCGCTTTGCGCGAGCAGGTCCCCGGCCGTCAGATACTGGCTTCCCCAGTCGATCGAATAGTCGAGGACCGCATCGGGGTCCTTGAGAAGAAAGCTCATGCTCGAATCCTTGATTATGGTTCAGCGCGCTTCGGGCTGCTGCACGACGTCGGCGGTCGCGGTGACCTGGCGCTTGGGCGGCCGCGACTTGGTCGGTGTCGCGTCGATGGTCTGTGCTGCGACGGCTGCGGCCGCGACCGGCGTTGCGGCGACGCTCATGCGATCGCGGCCTTCATCACCGCGAAGCCGAGCACCAACGGCTCGCTCAGGGATCCTGCGCTGATATTCTGCAGGACGATTTGGCGGCTGCCCGCGGCATTGCCTTCAGACCAGGCGCGGTAAGTGGCGGCCGTCGCGTTACCGGTCTTCACCCACACGCGGACCTCGTCGTCGGCGGCGATCTGCGAATTGCTCAGCGTGAAGCTGATTGCCGCGTTGGCCGCGAGGGCGGCCGCGCTCGTCGTGATCTGCCCGCACAACTTGTTCAGGGTGACGGCGGTCGCCTTGCTCGTCGCCTGGACTACCGTTCCGCCCGCGCCCGTCGCATAGCCGATCTGCCCGGCGCCATAGCCGGAATACATCGGCTGCCATGTCCCTGGCGATCCCGCTGCAGTGCACTTCCAGCCAATCAATCCGGGACTGGTGCTCCGGTCCAGAGACCATGCGCCGATGCCGAACGTCCCCGCCGCTGGCGGCGCTCCGGACGAATTGGTCAGCTGGCGGCCATTGGCCAGCGTATCTCCGACCATCAGGCTCGAGGCGTAGGTCGCGTAAGGAAATGCGGCGCCGGTTCCGAACTGGTTGGTCGTGTTCGGCCCCGTATGGCGCAATATCGCATTCGCGCTCGACGCATATTGCAGGAGTACGTCGCCGCCGTTCAGCACGTAGGACATACGGCTCGGAAGCTGGGTGCTGTCGTAGAAGCGGAGGAACTGTCCGCTGACGGGCTGGATGTCCGTTTTGCCGGTGCTGCCCGGCGCGGCGAACGTCGCCGCTCCGGCTTGCAGCGTTCCAAGTGCCGATTGCAGGACGACGCCGCCGCGCACGTTGCCGCTCGTGGAAAGCGTTCCGCCGAGCACCAATGCCTGGGTGGGGGTGAGCCCGCTCATGAACTGCGCTTTGCCCTGCGCGAGCTCGTGGTACGCGCCGAGCCAGACCGTCGCTCCGGAGCTGTCGTCCGCGCAATAAGAGCCGCCGGCGCGGACCGACATGCCGCTCACCCAGGCCGGCCGGCCGGTCGCCGCTCCCCCTGCCCCGAGAAAATACCACCAGCTGTTGTCGGTGGCCGTCCCGGTCGGCGTGTTCACCGAAGCGCCGGTCTCCTGCCCGATGATGCAACCGTAGCGGTTGCCATTATACGACACGACGGTCGCAGGACATTTCACACCATCATTCTCGAGACGGATGCCGCACCCTGCGGAGCTCGGCGCGATGTGCGTGTTGCCCAGGAATGACGTGTCGTAGATTCCGAACTGACGGCAGTTCTCGGCGTCGACCAGATTGCTCACACCGGCATTTGAATCGCTCCCGGCGAGATACATTCCGTTGCGGCAGTTGTTGATGAAAGCGCGATTGACCGCCCACTCGTTGGCGTTCTCTCCGTTCGCGGAGCTGGCGACGATGTAGATGCCGTCGCCCTCGAACTGCTGGATGTAGACGTCCTCGACTGTCGCCCGCGCGCGAAGATGGACGCCATGCGCTTCTTTCTCCGTAAGGGTCGCGGCGTATGCGCCGCGCAGCGCGAAACCGCGGATCACCGAACCCTGCCCGCTCGCGTGCGTCACACTGTCTTTCGTGCTTGCGCCTGAAGTCGTGTAGGTCTGGATCCGGAAGCCGGTCACGCCGGTGGGGAACTGGAGCAGCGTCTGCTGGGCGCTCGCCATGCCGGAGCCGGTGCCCTCCCAGGTCATCGTGCCGGCCGCGACCTCGATCGTTCGCGCGAGGTTGAAGCTGCCGACGCCAAAGCGGATCCGCTCGATGCCGCCCGTTCCGCCGCTGACGTTGACCGCGCGCGCCGAAAGGCACGCCACCATCGCGTCCAAAGCGTCGCTGTTCGCCTCGCCCGTGTTCGCGGTGGCGACCCCAAACCACGCCGGATCGACCGGGCCGCTGAACTTCCTCACCCAGGCGCCGGACGCGCCGCTCAGGTCCGAAGCCGGAGCGACGTAGATCGCTTGCGCCTTGTCCCCCGAAACCTTTGCCGACAGGTCAGAGCTGTCGAAAACAAACGTGCCCTCGCGCCCTCCCTGGGTCAGCGTGGCAATGGCCGAGCTGGTATCCGTTGCGGCAAGCTCGGCGCAGCTCGCCGGCGTCGCCACGACGTCCGGGGCGGCTGCTGCCGCCTGCACCGAGTTGAACCACTCGGCTGCGGCAATCAGCGCGATCGACTTGGTGCCGCTGGTGAAATTGGTTGTGGCGCCGCCGATCGGCGCCCGGCTGATCGCGCCGCCGGAAAGCAGCGTGCCGCGCCCGACCTCGCGCTCGGCGGGTTTGTCGACGCCGAGCGCCGCATAATAGAAGCTGTCGCCAACCGCGCACGCGGCGGTGAAGCTGGTGTAGCCGTTGACCGCTGGGCCGAGAAGGAAATTGCCGGTTCCGACAGTCGTCGAATAATTTCGGACGAGGTCGACGAACTTGGGCTGAAACGGGTCCGCCATTGCGGCTCCTCAACTGGATGAAAAAGGGATTCGGGGCGGACCGTCAGGGGGCAGGTCCGCCCCCGGCAGGCTCAGGCGAACTTCAGAAGCTTGATCGCTTCGGAGTTCACGACCTGGCCGCCAACCCGCTTGGTCGCGTAGAAATGGACGTACGGCTTGTGGCTGTAGGGATCGCGGAGGATCTGCGTCGCATTGCGCTCGGCGATCACATAGCCGGCCTTGAAATTGCCGAACGCGATCGACAGCGAGCCCGCGCCGACGTCCGGCATGTCCTCGGCCTCGATCAGCGGATAACCGAGAAGGGTCGCGGGCTGACCCACCGCCAGGCTTGGCTGGAAGATGAACGCGCCGGTGCTCGTCCGGAACTTGCGGATCTCCGCCGCGGTGGCCGAGTTCATCACGAACACCGCGCCCTGCCTGTAAGGCGAGCGCAGCGCCTGGACGAGATCGATCAGCGCGTCCTCCGGATCGCTCGCGGCAAACCCGCCGGAGACTCCCGTCCCGATCGTCTGCAGCGTGCCCATCGGTCGCACCGAATCCAGCGCAGTCGAGGTTGGCGAGTTGAGGAAGCCGAGCGGCTGGTTGACGCCCGTCCCGCCGACGAATGCCGCGCCTTCGGCACGCGCGAACTCGGTCGCGATTTCTTGCGTGAGCCACTTTTCGACATCGAACATCACATCGTCGAGCATCTGCTGCGACGCCGCCGGATTGGCGTAGAGCTCGCCCGACGCCGGGACGATCTCCATGAAGCTCGGCGTGTCCGTCTCGGCGCGGTCGGCGTCATAGGCAACCCAGCCGGACGGCGTGCCGCCGCTCGCGATCAGCTTGCGGTAACCGGCGCTCCCGACCTTCACGATATTCGAGATCGCGCGGATCGGCGAGATCGCCGCCAGCGTGGTGTCGATCTGCTCGTCGATCTCCTGCGGCACGGCATAGCCGCCGACCGAACCCGACGAGCCGGCGATCGCCTTGGTCTCGAGACCGGACTCGATCCCGCGCCGGACATATTGGTCGATGAAGCCCGACGCCTCCGCCGACTTGACGCCGTCAAGCGGCGGCCGCTGCGACGCGATTACGCCGCTCGCGATCTTGGCCTTGAGCGTCTCGAGCTCCGCCTTGAGCGCCGCGACCCCGTCGTCCTGTTCGAACTGCTCGAACGACTGCTCGAGCGCATCCGCCTTCACTTCCACCATTCACTTTTCTCCCGTGTGAAACCCAAACAAAAAGGGCCGCGATTTCTCGCGACCCTCGTCACCCAAAATTCGTCATCCCGGCCTGAGGCGAGACCCGCCCTTCTCCCACACTGGCGCAACCCCAGACCTCAGGTTACGAAACAGCCATGAACTCCCAGTTCATCACCGAGGTCTTTAGACCCTATCTCTTCGCCGGCGAGCGCGTCCTTTGGAGCGGCCAGCCCAAGCAGGGCGTCACGCTCAGTGGCAGGGACACCTTTCTCATCCCCTTCAGTCTGATTTGGGGCGGCTTCGCGATCTTTTGGAACGCAATGGTTTGGCTAGGCCCGTTTGATAGCAACGATGGCAGTCCAGGCTGGTTCTTTAAGCTTTGGGGATTGCCGTTTCTCGTCGCTGGCCTTTACCTCATCGTCGGGCGCTTCTTCCACGATGCGCGCATCCGAAAGAATTTGCTCTATAGGGTTACCGAGCAGCGCATCATCGTTCTTCGCAAATCGAAATTCACTTCGCTCGACATTCACCACCTGCCACGCCTTGAGCTTTCCGAACATCGCGACGGCACCGGCACGCTGGCGTTCGAACCCTCCAACTTCGGCCCGTGGGGCGGCATGAGCGGTTTCAGCTTGTGGCTTCCGGCCTTGGGCGGCGCGACGCAATTCTTTCGCATCCGCGATCCGCGCAAAGTCTACGAGCTCATTCGCAACGAGGCTCGTTCCTGAGGTTCAACTGCATGCACCCGCGCCCGCGGCTGCATCGGGTTCGCGACCAGGCTCACTTCCACCAGCTCCAGTTCGATCAACTCCCGCAGGCCACCGTCGCTCTTCGCCTCGCGTACGCGATAACCGAAGCTCAGTCCGTCCACTTTCCCGCGCTCGAGCAGGCGCGACGCCCGCGCGTCGCCGACGCTTGCGATCACCCGCAGCCCACGCTCATCCTCGCTGAGATGCTCGATCTTGCCGATCACCGCGCCGGCCTTGTGCTGCCACAGCAGCGGCACCTCGCAAGCGCGTTGCAGCGCATCGGCGAACGCGCCCTTGCGAATGATGTCGCCGCCTTTGTCCGGGCGGTCGAACAGCGCCGCGTATCCTGCAAACCTCATGCGCCGATCAGATCCGTCAGCCGCAGTCGCACCGCGATCCCGATCAGGAGCACCGCAAGCGCGATCCGCACCATCCAGCTGACGACTGCCCGCCACGCCGTGCGCTTCGCGTCGCGCCAGGCGCCGAGCAGCTCGCGCAATTCGTCCATGTCCCGCCGCGCGCGTTCGTCGTCGAGCCCGAGCGACGCAAGCGCCCTCCGCGCCCCCGCCTGGCTCGATTCCTCGACCAGCGCGCGCATCGTGATCATGTCGACCCCGCGTCCGTCCGCCTGCGCCATCAGGCTCGCAAGCAGCGCCTCCGCGCTCAAAGCAATATTTGTCATTTACGAACCTTTGCAGTGTCAAAGCCGAGCATGTCGCGCTTCTCCGCGTCACTCAGGAATGCCGCTGCGCCGACCTGCTGCCACAGCTGCGCGCGGTCGTCGGCAAGCTCGCTGATCTGGTCGGTGTCGACCGCCAGCTTCACTTCGCCGATCCAGTCGCTCAACATCGTCCCCAACGCATCCAGGATGCGCTCGGCAAGCGGCAGGATGGTCTGCCGGTACAGCGCCCTCCCCGCCTCCCGCGCATTGGCATAGGTCGCGTCACCCGGAAGCCCGACCAGCACCGGCGGCACCCCGAAAGCGAGCGCGATGTCGCGCGCCGCGCCTTCCTTCAGCGCGACGAAATCCATGTCCGCCGGGGTCAGGCTCAGCGCCTGCCACTTGAGCCCGCCTTCGAGCAGCATCGGCCGCCCGGCGTTCGCCTGCCCCGAAAACTCGCTCGCCAGCTCTTCCTTGAGGCGCTTGAACTGGTCGGTTGAAAGCACGCTCCCGTCCGCCGGCTCATAGCTCAGCGCGCCGCTCGGCCGCGCGCCATTGTCGAGCAGACCCTTGTTCCACTTCGCCGCGCCATTGTGCACCGTTGCCGCGGCGATCGCGGCGTCGAGGCACCCCATGCCGTAATGGTCGTCGCGCGGATGCAGCGCCTTGATGTGCGCCAGCTGCTGCCGCTCGAGCGCGTCGACGCGTTCGTAGCGCGTCACCTGCGCCCCGGCGCGATAGAGATAGGCGACCGGCCAGCCGCGATCGTCGGCGACGACGCTGACCCGCTCCGGTCGCAGCTGCACCAGCTCCGCCGGCGCATCGTTGCTGTCCGCGATCAGCTGCACATAGGCATTGCCGTGCAGCAGCAGGTTCGCCGTCACGCCCTCGAGCAGCCCGCCCGACTTGACCAGCCGCACCGCCCGTTCGTCGCCGTCGACCGTCAGCGAAGAAAGCATCCCGGCGATCAGCCGCACCGATCGTTGTCCTACCGGGTTGTTCCGGTAGACCTCCTCGAACCGCGCCGAATAAGAGCGAGCGAACCCCTCCTCCGCTGAAATATCCTTCAGCCACGCAGGCACAATCGGCCTCGCGTCCGCCGGCGCGCTCTTGCGCCCGAACCACCACCCCATCGCTCGCTACTCCAAAGAAAAAGGGCTCCCGAAGGAGCCCTGGAAAAAGATCGCTGACTAAACCCTCACACGCCCATCAGCCGCTGCGCCGCGGCATGCCACCACGGCTTGTCCCAGGCGAAGGCGACCAGCGCCACGGTCGGCAGATAGACCGCCAGCCACACTCGATAGGCTTCGTGCACCCGCCGGTTGCGGACCAGGTCCCAGGCGAACATCGGCGCCACCGCCAGCAGGATATAGCCGTCGCCCGCAACCGGGCTCGCCGGCATTGTCGACGGCAGCCACCACATCCGGTCGATCGCGGCGCCGAGCGGCACCGCGGTCGCCAGGAACATCATCCTTTTGTGCATTCCCGGGTGCGCCGTCCGCGCGCTCAACGCGACTCCGATGAACAATGCGAACAACAGCCCCGCGCTGATCTGCAGCAGCAGGATGTTCTCCAGCATCGGCACCATCGGCGCGAGCGCTGCTCTCACCGGCGGCGGCCCGAAATGCGCCCCGCCCCACACCTGGTGGTACATGGTCGGCGCCAGGATCAACCCGACGACGACCAGCGCCGGCACCAGCACGAACGCGGCCACACCCACCTGCTTGTGAAGCGCGCAACGCCCCGTCGCCACCATCAACGTCTGCGCCAGCAGAAGCAGCAGGAACGTGCCCATCAGCACTGCGTGGACGTGCAGCACCGCCGGGAATGGCGGCCGCTTTCCCGCCTCCACCAATCCGATCTTCATCAGCGCATCGGGGATGAACCCGCCGAGCACGATGATGATGAACCAGACCGCCATCGCGACGAAGATCCAGCGGTCGATCGAATGCGCGCGCGGCGTCCCGGAAAGCAGGTCCGGCCGCCGCTCCTTCAAAGAGAATGACCCCGCAACAGTCGCCATCGCCTGTCCCCCATGGCTGTCGACTCGCCGACAATCGTACACGTCGGGAAGCCCGCGCGGAACCGGGAATCACAGCCTCCTCACCCGCGGCACGCCGCTCCGCGTTTCGCTCAGCACGGTCATTGCCCAGACCATCGCGTCGGCCCGGTCGGGCGACCGTCCCGGCCCCTCGTAATCGCCGCCCGCGACCATCCCGCCGAGCTCCGCCTCGAGCCCGGGGAACGCACCCGCCAGGAACGCCTTGCCGCTTTCGAACTTGAGCGCGATCGGCTCGGCCCGCGCGCACTTCCCGCGCGACGCGTGGACCAGCCTTACCCGAAGCCACAGGTCGGCGGCCTTGAGCACGCTCTCGACCATCGCCCCGCCATTGTTCGCTTCGGCGACGACCAGCCCGGTGTCCCACCGCGCCGCCGCCGCCGCGACGCGATTGGCCCAGCCTTCGGGAGTCAGCCCGCGCACCGTCGCATCCTCGAGCACGTAAAGCTGCTCGCCGCGCGACGCGCACACCACGATCCCGCACGCGTCCGACCCTTCGCGCGCGCCCGCCGGCGGATCGACTCCAACCACGATCCGGTCGAACTCCTTCGCTGCCCGCGGCGGCGAGAATGCCGCCATTCTCGACCGCTCGATCGTCTCGCGAGTCCACAGCGTTCCCTCGACATCCTCGAGCAGCACGCCGTCCAGCTCCTGCGCTCCGGTGCGCGTCCCGCCATAGGTCGCGGTCAGCACCTCGATCGTCCGCTCGTCGAGGTTGATATTGTCGCTCGTCCGCCCGCTGGTGGTCACCGTCCACGGCTCCTCGATCATCCGTTTCAGCAGCGGCATCGGCCGCGGCGTCGTCGTCACCAGCGCGCGGGCCCGCTGGCCGCGCCTCAGCCCCATCTGCAAGTTCACCCACGCCTCCTCCGCCTCGCGCCACTTGGCCAGCTCGTCGCACCAGGCGAAGTCATGTTCCGGGCCCCTCAGCCCGTCGGCATGGTCGCCGGAAAAGAGCTGCGCCTGGCTCCCGTTGGGCCATTTCAGCCGGTTGAGGCTCGGCTCCCAGCTCAGCCTCCGCCGGCTCCGGCGGGCGATCGACAGCAGCCCGCTCACCCCCTCGACCATGATGCTCCGCGCATCGCCGATCGACGCGCCGACGAGCGCGATCCGCACCCCCGCCTTCCCGCTCGCCAGCTTGAAGATCCATTCTGCCCCGGCGCGCGTCTTTCCGAACCCGCGCCCGGCCATCATCAGCCAGGTGCGCCAGCCTTCGCTGTTGGGCGGCAGCTGGTTCGCGTGCGCCCAGGTTTCGAAATCGGCGTCGAGCGCCAGCAGCGATGCCGTCGTCGCATTGCTAAGCGCGCGGCGCTGATCCTCCGGGTTCGCCGTCTTCAGCAGCGCCATCTCGTGGCGCATCACCTCGTAGTTGGGCGCTTTGCGCTTCCTGCTCTTCATCGCGTTTCTTCAGCCGTTGCAGCTTGCGCACGATCCGCTCGCGGATTTCGTCGACGTCCTCGACCGGAATGTCCGGCTCGGCCTCCATCGCGCTCTCGCGGTGCATCTGCAGCAGCCTGAGCGCGATATGATTGGGATATTCGCGCATCCGCTCTTCCGAGCCGTCGCGCCGGGTCACGATCCGGACCGTTCCGTTGAACGCCCGCTCCAGCAACACGAGCTCGAGCCGGTGATAGGCATCGGCCAGCGTCTCGGCCCATTCGGCGCGAAAGCCGGCGTCCATCTGGCGCCGCCGGTACACGACGGTCATCGGCACGCGGCTCCGCCGGCACGCCTCGCTGACGTTGCAGGTCTCGCCGAGCACGCCCAGGAAGCGCCGCGCCTTGGCCTTTGACCAGTCGCGCTTCGCCCGCTTCTTCAGCTGCGGCTTCGCTGCCGCAACGAGGGTCATTTCTTTCGTCTTCCGTGCCGCCATCCTCGTCTCCCGAGCTCCAACGAAATCGGGCCGCGCCACCCGAAGGTGACCGGCCCGACTCGCAATTCCTCACTGTTCCTAAGATGTACCTAATCAGCGTTACGCTGTCAAGGATTTTTTTCCAGATAGGTTATTTATCGGCAATTAGATATTTGGGAAAGCGGCCGCCAAATGCCAAGTGAGTCGCTACAGGCCGCCGATCCAACCGAAGAGGCTACTTGCTGCTCTTCTTACTCCGAAGAACAGATTGACGCTGGCGTTCGCGCCCTCGCTGCTTCCGGCTTGGTGACTTGGAATCCGCCTGAGCTGGCAATGCAGCGAGGCGTAGAAGCAGTTCTTGACACGGCGGCCCGCGCAACTCCAGCCAAGCCGCGTCTCTAAGTATTTCAGCGAGTGCTTCAAAGTTCGCTGCGGCGGTCAATAGGCCCTCGCGATCTATGCCTCCTGGTTCGCGCCAGTTTCGGGGATGCCGCAACCGCCAGCGGTCAGATTGCGAGGAACTGAATATCTCCGGTTCCAGCTGACCATGTGCCAGCTGGTTGCGGAAGTTGTCGTAGGTAATTGCTGTAGCGAGCGCAGCGTTGGCGAAGTTCGCCCAACCGCCGCTGAGCTTGCCGCGCTTTATGGCCGCTGCAAGCATTTCGGAGCGAGTTTGAAAGCTCCGCCCCGAGAAAAAGATCGCTTCGGCGCGACCGATTGTGAGGCCGGCGGCTCGCTCGAACCACGCGCACAGGCGGAACTCGACGCCCGCCCATTGCGCGAGCGCCTTCCCGTAGGCGTGGAAGAATTGGTCGATGTCCGGCAGGTCGGTTATTGAGGAATCAGCCATGACAGAAGCCGATCAAAAGCGAGAGGATGACGTTCTCCGGCGGATGCTGGCGCAAAAGCCCAAGCCGCACAAACAGTCGAAGAATCCAAGAGGGCGCGACCGAGGAGTGATCGCCCGCCTCGCCCCCGACAGCTCACAGATTCGCTTTTTCGCAGTGGCCGCGCTCAATGGATCCCCGCAAGCGCAGCCGAGAATACCCGTGCGGACCTCGAGGCAATTCTGGAGTATCTCGACGCACTATAGGGGGCAAATTCTCCGCCGGTACCGCGCTTGCGAGAGATCGAAGCTAGGGTCTGTTTGAAACTCGTACGTGGTGAGTTGGATCGACCGTATCTTGCCGACCTCGAAGTTATGCGGATCAGTTCGATCCGACGGCGCGAGCAGATTGCCGACCTGCATTCCAAACGCGCAGACCTTTCCTGTGCTGGTGTAGTAGACGACATAGGGGGCGTAATAACGCCGCTCCCCGTCGTAGGTGAACGACACCAGCACACCATTGCGGATTGCGATACAAAGCTGGGATTCGGCGTCGTGGTTGCGAGGTGCCGGAGGCTCCTTCGGCGCGGCCGGCTTCTTCGGGTTACCAAACCCGCGCAGTCCGTTGCTTTTGGCCATAGCGATCTCCCGGAAGGCGATTCGGCTCAGCGAAGCTGAACCCGACCTAAGGTCGAGTCAGCTGTTTCGCATTCAGCTACGTGATCGGCACAAGCCAGTTTGTGGTTGACGTTACTGCGCCGCGTCAAGCGGACACTCAGGCGAAGGTTTCCGCGATAGCCGACGCAGGGCTCTATCCGCCCTGAGTAGACTAGCGCTTGCGCCGCTCACCAATCGAACGGAGAGAGCCACGACATACTCAGACTGCGAGCTAACCAATCAGCCGACAGGTGAGGCGCTTACCGAACGACCCCTTTGAGCCGTTCGCTGGCACTCATCTGGTGGGGCATCGCCGCATGCGCAGCGGGCCTGCGGAAGCGCGGCCCGGAAATCCCATTTCAAAAAACGCCCTCTCCGATTTCCGGTTCACCAACTGGCGCGACGAGCGTTCGGCGCGTAGGCTACGCTCGATGTCTGAGGAAAAACCCCATCTCACACGCGACGAAGTTCGCAAGCGTCTCCGCGACAAGGGCCGCGATGGCGATGACGCGAAGAATGCCGCCATCGATGATGCGCGCATCGACGCCATGGTCCGCAAGAGCATAGAAGATCACGGAGCCTGAGCGGACCCGCTCGCGCCGCCGCCTAGCCTCCGCCCATGGCGGGCGCGCACGTGGCCGTGAACATCAGTTCGAACAGCGTAAGGTCGTTTTCGTCGGCGACGCGCATGGACCATTCCGGGCCACTCCAGAACTTCTCCGCTCCGCTTCGCAGCAGGTCGCCGGAGAACCGGACAGCTTCCACCTGGGCAGCATGGTCGTCCTTCAGCACCGTCCCCTGAAGGTCGGGGAAATTGGTACCGTCACGCACGTGGAAGAAATAGCGAGGCAT